TGCTTTGGAGGCCTCTTGAGCAGACATAGTTTTTCTTAATTCTTCATATTTTGCTTTAGCAGCAGCAGCATCTTTAAATCCAATTTTAGCTAAGGATTCTTTATCTATTAACGATTGAGCTAATTCATCTCGTTCCATCCCAGCAGCTTTAGCAATAGCTTCTTGTTGGAGAACATTCATTTTAGCAAAATCAGCAGATGTTCCTACTTGCTTTGCTATTTCAGCAGCGGCTTCAGCAGTTTTACCTTCTAAAGCTAATGATCGTGCCTTTTCAAAATTTAATTCTTTACCAGTTAATAATTCAGCACTTAACTCATTTTCAATAGAAGATTCAAATTGAAGAAGACTTTGAGAAATTTTTTCAGCTTGTTCTAAATTTAAACCAAACTGTTTAGCTTGGACTGCAGCTTTAGCTACTGCTTCAGCACTTCCACCCAATGTTAATTTTAATGAAGCCGATGCTTTGGATACTTCTCGTAACACATCTTTTTCATTTACAACAAGTCCATTTCTAGTGGCATATGCTTCGGCACCACCTAATATTTCTTTTGTATTATCTTCTAATGTTTTACCATTTACTAATGAAAGTTTTTGTATTCCTACTAATTCTTCATTAGTGTAACCCGCTTGTTCACGTAATTTAGTAAATGTAGCTAAATCAGCTTCATTTAACTTAGCATTAGTGCCTAATGATTGACCAACGGCTACCATTGATTCTTGAAGAGCACGAGTATTTAAAGCAACATCTCCAGACATAGTGGCCATATTACTTAATTCTCTTCGGGTATCTAAAGCTTCAGAATAAGTCAGATTAAAGTCTTTTGCTAATTTACCTGCAGCTTCATCTGATTTTTGTAAAGCAAGATAGATTTCAGCCATCAATGCTTTAGGAGATAAAAGATTTTTTCCTAAACTAGAAAATGCTGATTTTGCTCCAGCACCCAGGATTTTAAATTTGTCTCCTAAGGTTGCAACATTTTCACCATTATTAGTTAATTTAGCAGCCATTTCATTCATGGCTTCATTAGCTTCATCAAGTCCTAATTTTTCTGCTAAACCACCAAGACCGAATGCGTTCATAGCATCTTGCATTCCTTGCAAGGCGTTTCCCCCTAATCCTAAAGCATCTTCTAAATTTTTAGCCTTTTTACCTGATTCGTCTAATTGGGCCTTAAATTGTTTAATAAACCCAATATTTTCAGTAATTTCTTGAGTAATATTGGCATGGGCTATTCTAGCTTCTTCTAATTGTTTTTGTTCTTTATTAGAAAGATTATTTCTAGCTTCTAGGGATCTGATTTGATCTTTAGCTAATTTACCTGCTAATTTTAAATCATTTGTTCTCTCAGATGCTTGTTTTTTTAAGTTAGCTATTTCTTTAGAAGATAATTTATTGATACCTTCTTGATGGGATTGTAATTTTTGTGCTAAACTAGCTAAACTACTAAAAGATGAACGGGCAATTTTGGTACCACTGTTCATGTTTTTTATTTCATCAACGATACGAGTAAAACCTTCTCTTGCTCCAGCAACATCACTAGTATATTCTTTCCATTCGTCTCTTAACCCTTGAACCAGTCGTTCAGCAATATTTAAATCATTGTTGATATTATCTAAACTAGCTGAGGACAATTCATCACCTAACTGTTTAGCTAGTTTTTTTCCTTCTTCAATAAGTTTATTTAACTTTTCTTGATCTGCTGGGGATAATTGAGTCATCTAAAGTATTTTGTTATAAATATTGACTATTTATAGCTTACTGGTCTTTTTGGTGGTGGAGTAAATTTTTGGGAGTAGTTTAATGTGGCTTTTTGTAATGATTCTGGGGTTTTAATAGTTCCATCAGAATTAATTACTGTTTGACTGCCTTTTTTGCCTTGATTTTTAATAGACTCTTGTTCTTCTTTATAATAATTTTGGATTTGCGTAAATGTAAATTTGCGAAGCCAAACAGGCATGTTATAGATTGTATTCCAATCATATCCTCCTTTACCATGAAAAACTATTTCGTGGATTTGTTTGAATAAAGCAGCTCTAACTTGAGCCGCTATATCAAATGTCAGGCCAAAAAAAGCTAACCCCAACTGGGATATTGATTCTATTGTCAGACCCGTCGGGAAAAAAAGTTAGATCAACGTCTGGTTGAACTTCTTTAATATATTCTCTTAATGCCCGAGAATCTTGAGCTAACAGATACCCATCGACAAACTCTCGAACAGATTTTCGTTCATAGTCTTCATTTACTGAAGTAATAAGATATTTTAAACGAGTTGAAAGTTCTGGGGAGGTATCTTTGTTGATTTTCTTTAAACCTTCTAGTTCACGATTAATTTCTTGTTCGTCTTTATGAGTTAAAAGTTTAAAAGTAATTACATTACCTGATTTAGGAAGGGTAAATAAAAATTCATTTTTACGTTCTTTAAACAACTCTTCTTTAAGTGGTTTATTTTCCATTTGAGATAAATCTACAGTATAAGATTCTCCTAAATAATCAAAAGAATATTCTGAACCATATCCTAGAATACGGGTTGCAACCATAATTGCATTTTTATCACCAATTAATAAATCATCAAAATTAATTTTTGACACAATTATTGATTTGAGTAACTTATCAAGTACAGTACCATTTTTGATATATGATTGATTTGTAAGGATATCTTCTTCCTTAGCAGTCATATATTTAATTTCAACTGTACCTTTTGCTAATTCAGAATCTTCAGGGTAAAGTAAACCTTTGGAAGGCAATTCAACTACTTCAGTAGGTAATTTAAATTCACTCATAATTTTTATTTGTTATAACTTAATTGTCTTATATAAATATATTAAAGAGTAGTAATATTATCAGGATTTACATTATATGATAATACTCCTTCTATCTTTAATATTTCTTTACGTATTTCTTCCATTTTTGATCTATCAAATCCACCTTTTACAATCCAAGGATGTCCATCAACTTTTACAGTTAAAATAGTTTGAAATTTTTCAGTATTTTGTTCACTATATTCCATAGGTTCTTTAGCTGATGCTATTGTAATTCCAGGAAGTGAGCGAATGTCTGAGAATATTTCTTTTTGTGGGCGTTTTTTAATGTTAGTAATGATCATACCAATCATTTTAAATTTGTCTTGGTATTCTTCATTAAGCTTTTTGCTTAATTCTTCTTTAACTAACGTGCGTAATTGATTAAATTTCATTATTTCAATATATGTTATAAATATAGCAGGGCTTAATTTAATTAACGTGTTTATGAATTAATATATAACAAGTAAATGAAAGCTCCAAATTTCTTTGGAGCTCTTATGTATTTGTTGTTTAATTTATCTTAGAAGTTCAAGATACAGTAGTCAGGTTGTACTTCAACTGTGATGTTTGTTGGAGTTCCATCATCATCCCAACTATAATCACCAAATCCAGCACTTGTAATAACAGCTCCTTTAATGATCCATTCAGAAACGATATCACCTACAGGTCCGATAACGTTGAATGTAATATCTTTCTTATAAAAATCTGAGTAACCATCACGGCCTGTTACTGATTCGTGACCTAAACGTACCCATTCCATTACTGCCTGTGCACCTGAAGGGGTGATTGCATCATACATTGTAAAAGAGATTGTATTCCAAATGGTCTTTCCTTTTACATAACGTTGAACGTTAATGTGGTTAAGAGCAACTGCGGTTTGAGATAAAGATACTGCGCTTACTCCTTTTACCAAATATGATGGAACACCATCCATATAAAGGATAAAACGGTTTGTTTGTTTAGGTTCAAATGCCGTGAAAAATATTTCGTTTGGATTTAAAATTGCCATTTTTTGTTATTTTAGTTTCTTTTATTATAAATATTTAACTATCTGCCTTTTTACCCTGGGAATTCAGTTCCTGTTGGAGTTAAGATAAAATCTAAAGATATAAATTCAGCTGTGCGTGTTGGTTGGATATAAATTTGTCCTACTAATTGGTTTTGATCAATTACTGCAGGTCCGTTATTTGTTGTATCCATTACTACTTTGTAAGCGTATAATCCTTGTTTTTGTTGGATTCCTTCTAAGAATGGAGTAACACGTGCTACAAATGAATTTCTTGTTGCGATAGTGTTTTGTTCAAATACTACTGTATCTGCAATTTGACGAATATATGATTTTAATTCAATCATCAAACGACGTACATTTACACGATCAAGAGCAGAAGCTGCTTTTTGTAACGTTTTATTTCCGTATACTACAACACCATTTTTAGGTAATGTTGCTAATGGATTAATGTTACTTGAATATAATGTATCTTTATTTCCTTGAGATAATTTGTATTGAGCTTGTAATACTGTAGATAATCCACCTCTGTTAATACCTGCAGGTGCAAACCATGGAGCAGCTACTTTATCATTAAAGGCATATACACCTGGTACTACTGTTGAAGCTGGTACCCATACTTGTTTTCCTGTTGCAGGATCTACAATACGAACCCAAGGCCAATATGTTGCGGCATATGAAGTATCTCTTGTTTGAGCTTGAGTTACTGCACTAGCAATTGTTCCATTAAACAATGTTAAATCTGCTACAAATAAATTATCTCCACGTTGTTGTGTGTTTGTGATAATGTTTGTGATTTGGCTTGTATGTGTATCATTTGTTAATCCAGGAGCAAATAACACATTAAATTGATATGCGTCTGCATTTCCAAGCAATGCAATCATAGCATCATAATTACCACCTACTAAACCTTGTGTAATAGCACCAATGTTATCATACATTGTAGCACCTGTACCTGCTTTAATATCTCCGGTTGCAGTACTAAATGATCCACTTCCGTTAATTGGAATAGATCCAGTAAATGCACTTACGGCAACACCATTAGAATCGAAATAGTTTGGTGTATTAAAATTGACAGCTTTAACACGTACAAATCTTGATGCGTTTGGATAACTTCCAGACAATTCCATTTGATTTGTTGTAGCATTATAATTTAATGTTTGATCACCAATTACTGCAGAAATATATCGTGAAGAATTTGGATCTAAGTTAACACTATTAAATGCTTCTAAAACAACTTTATTATTTGTAGTATCATTACCGCGTCTAATTACTACGTTAAATGTACCTGATCCAGTGTTAGAATTTGTAATTTCAAATCTAACATTATCTGCTGAACCTGAAAGTAATGAGCCAGAAGCATCTAATGAACTTGAACTGTTCATGATAATACCTTCAGAAATTGTTTCTAAAGTAAATGATGATGAAGTAAAATAATTTATTGCGGGAGTGCTAGTTGCGGATGTATATGATCCTGTTACTACACGTGCTACCAATAATGAAGTTCCACCGTAGTTGAAATAATTGTAAGCTGCAATTGAAGTAAGGTATGAATAAGCGTTACCACCACTAATAAAACTATCTCCAAATAAC